GTCCAAACTCATGGATCATCTGGTCAAACTTAATACCAGCTTTCTGTACTTCTTGGCAGAGTTGGTAAGGGGTTAGCTTAGAGGAGCTAACGTCAATTGCCCAACCATCCATGTGGCTAGACACCTTGCTACCGCCAACGGCAACGTTAACAGCAGGCAAACGAAGCCAAGAGTTAATCTTCAAGGGTCCAGTAATTGCACGAAGAGCTTCCAGCTTTGCTGCAGCAGTCTTCATGTTCTCTAGTTGCAGAGTAGAAGGCTGGTTGTCAATACCGTTACGAACCGCGGTTTCGCTGTAGGTTGCTTCTTCTAGGGTAAAATGTTCACTCAGTTGCATCTGCTTTTTCCATTGCATTGTTAAGTTTAATTGCTGCCAACCAACCAATAAAACCACCGATTACGGTAGAGTAGGCAGGAGCAATAATTGGGAAGATATCTTTGTTGTCAATCACACTGTTAGGCATAAACATTCCACCCAGCAATGTAACTGTCATAGCAACAATCACAAAACATAAAGTGTAAGCCATGGTTTTTGCAATAGATAAGATTTCTTTTTGAAAGTCCGTCATTGTTTTTTACCCATAATTTTCTCAAGAGTACGACCACCGAAGTAGGCACTCATAACCAACATACCCCATTGACCAAGCAGTGTTACATAAGCTTCTGCAATGTGGAAACCAAACCCATCAAGTACAGCCATTGTAATAAAGGCTGTTAACAGGTATACAAGCGTCATAGGACGAATGTTCTTAGACAACCAAGAGTCAGACGCCATGTCTGCTTGCCAACGATCAGAAACACCTTTTTGCTCAACCTCATACTCTTTGCAGTCAATCTCTTTGAGCTTAGCTGCAAGATCTGGGTTATCTTTTAGGGCTTGTGTAACCGCCCCTGGCGTTGCTTCCACTCCAAGCTTGTTGGCAATGGCATTCATAGCCATACCACCTAGAGGTCCTGCAACAGCCGTTGCAAGAGCAGGAGCAGCCCCTTTTAGCATGTTCAGTAGTTCATTCATTGTTTTGCCTTGTAGCACATTTCAACTGCATCCTTTACAATAATGTACAGGTACAGCTCAAACGGAAGGATAATAAAAAACAGCAATGTAAGTAGTATGAGAAAACTTACAAACGCGGTCTCGCTAGAAGAATTGCCAGAGTTAGTCCCCATATTTCCATCACCAATAGGGCCATAACAATGACCCATGCTATTCGTTGTCTTATTTTATTTACAAAACGTTCTTGGCGTTGTATTGCTTCTTTACGTTTTCTAATGTTTAATAAGTGCGTAACCTCTTGCTTCTCTTGTACAAGTCCAAACATCTCAACGACGTCGGTGTACAAAGCACCCAGCTCTGGAGGACTCTGATAAACCATTGTTTCCCTAATTTCCTTTTGTAGCTTTTCCATTGCTTTCTTAGCTACTACATGGTCTAGGGAAATATCAAGCAGCTCGTCAGGAGGTATTTCTTCTGTGTCAATACGTTCCTGCTGTGCTTTAATCTTCTTGTCCATGGCAATCATGCCTTTAAAGAAGACCTTTAGGTTCTTAATCAGTTCTTTCTTAATATCCTGTTCGTCTAACGCTTCCTTCTTAGAAGAGGCCCCCTGGGATGCGCTTGGTTTTACGTCAAGCATTGTCGTCTTGACACCAGAAGGCGTAGGGGGACTTTCTTTATCAGGAAACAGTTTAGACTTTAGGAAGTTCCATATGCCCACAACCTCATCAACATGCTCTTTGGCTTCGTCAAAGGTTTCTTTGGCTTTTAGAACAACTCCTTTATACTCCTTGTACAACTCACATCCCTGCTGTATTGCGGCAACAGCAGCATTCATTCCAGCAAGGATGGTTAAGGGCATATTAGCGTCCGTGTGTTATAAAGGTAAACACAATCCCGCCCATACCTGTAAGCAACACACCACATGCTGTGATGAGGATTGACTCCAGACGTTTAAGACGGGCATTAATTACTTCATATCGTAAGGCACAGATTTCTTCGTGTGAGGAAATACGTGCTTCTGTTGCGTCAAATGTAGCCATTATGATGTAGTATGAATTAGAGGTTTATATTGCAAAACTTCTGGTTGAGGATGTAAAGGGTTTTCTACAGTTAAACGCACACCATCAGGAACCATTGTAGGATCAATAATGTCGTCAACACCTTCACCATTTCGTAACGCATGGATACAATAAGCAACTGTATCGTCTTCTAACGCAATAAGTTCGTGTACAGCATCTTTTTTAATAAAGATCATGTGCGGAGCTTTAAAATCAGAAGCGACTCCATTAACAATAACCTTCATAGCACCTTTAGCCAATAAGGTCAAATGGTCAAACACATGAGCATGTCCTTGCTCAGTGTCTCCTGCTTTTTTAAAGTGCATCATCTTTGACCATAGGTTAGAAACTAGGCCAATAGATGCTTCGGGCATGTCGGGCATACTCATGCAGAATCTCCTGTAATTGTAATTGGGATATCATTATAAGTACGCATTTGTTGTGCAATACGAGCTTTGACTTCTGCATCTAATTCTGCTGGACTGATGACTCGTGAACCATCTTCTGCATACCATTTTTCAGATCCATCTTCTGCTACCTCTACATAACTACACAAAGTACCGTGAGCTTGTACTTTATAAAATTCAAGAGCGATACGAGCAACCGTAGCTACAGCAGCAGTATGCTCTGTTTCATATTCGTAGCATCCATCTAAAGGATTTAAAATTGCATATTTAGTTGTCATTGTTTTTCCTTAAGAAACGGCTCCGTAAATTGTACCCGAACCGGATTGAGTTGCTGTGTAACCGTTAAGAGCTATGGCTTTTCCACCAGAACCTCCGCCTGCTACATAACGACCAGTTCCTCCGGAAGCTCCCCAGCCTCCTCCTCCACCTGCGCCTTGGCCAGAATAGGAGCCACCACCTCCACCTGCAGATCCACCAGAACCTCCAGAACTACTGGAACCACCGTAAGAAGTACCACCACCTCCAGCACCTCCACCACCACCGCCAGCTCCAGAATAAATAGCTTGTGCGCGGCCTGCGCCACCCACACCAGGCATAATGCGTCCGCCTGCTCCTGAACCAGCAACTGCTGTCCAAGCAGATTTACCACTACCGCCTCCAGGATAATAAACACCGTTAGCACCTGCAGAACCAGGGGCTCCTCCAGCACTGGCGCCGGGTTGGGGGTAGGGACCAGAACCGTAGACGCAACCACCTCCGTTGCCGCCACCAGCACCGCCGCCGCCGCCCATGATGTTCAGGTATTCGGCGCCTCCGCCTCCGCCTCCGCCACCAATGTAACTGTTATTTGTGATTGTACAATTTACACCAAGTGAAATAGCGTTACCACCATTATAACCAGAAACTTGTCCTAAAGGATAACCACCACCATCACCACCTTTGCCCATAATGTAACCATTATTAATTAAGGTAACACCTTTAGGCCAAGAACCATTAATGGTAAGTCCTGGAGTTGATGTGGATGTTGAATAAACATACACACCTGAAGCAACAGTGGCAAAAACTTCACTAGAACCATTCCACCCTGCGGCGGTTGCCAAAGTTGCTAAATTAGCATCGGCTGTGTTGGTTGAAATTGTAAAAAGAAACGGACCTGACGCAGCGGTAAATCCAAAACCTTTTGCGCTTGCGCCGCCACGAGCAGATAACAAAGGCATACGATTCCTTATTTAAACTGAGATTGTGATGCAAAAAGAGTAAATGTTGCAGATGCTGTTTTTACAACAGTAAACGAATAGATATCAACACTACTAGCATTACCACTGGTAGGAGCTGTACCGCCCTGCCATTTAGGGGTAATTGAGGTTCCGTCAATGGTAAAAGCGTTAGCATAGTAAGCCGTAGCACCGTTAGTAACCAACAAAGCAATAGTCATAGATTGACCAACTGCCATTTGAGAATCTAATGTTGAACCGCTATTACCACGAATGTTAACAGTAAAGTTGTTTGCATTACTTGTGGTGTAATATTGAACTGCTTGGGTAAGCATGTCAAAGTGTGTTGTAGCTGCCGGAGCAGATGCTGTAATGGTAGCAGTTTCCAAAATAGCTTTTGTGCCATTTAATGGAGACGCTAGCATGTTAACAGGTACTTGTGTAAGTGCCATTAATTATTCTCCAAAGGCCAAGTAAATTGCAAAGCTGCCAACACATCCACAGAACTAGCTGCATTAACAGCAGCAAGATTGCTCCCACATGCTGTACGAATTGCTGCTCGTTTCTGCAAGGTAGCAGAATCCACAGCTTCACCTGTTTCTGCTTTACGGGTAATTTTATAGTCCGTAGGAGAAAGCATAGCAAATGCTGTGGCTTTAATTTGTGCTGTAAGCTGTGTCTTAACTTGTGTTAAGTCTTTAGGATTGCCAACACCCCAGTAGAAACGTTGGTCGTAATTTTCTGGTTCAGGTTGCTCAACAATTCCAAGAGCATCTTTTTCCTCGGCTGTTGACAACCTTAGAAAGTTTGCAGGATATTGAA